TTTTGTGTGTATTCATAAAATAGTACCTACCCGCATCAATTAAATGATTCCAGTCATCAATCGGAACACCTGACTTTTTATCGTTCCATAGGTAATTGACAAATTCTTTTTCAAGGTTGAAGCTATTTTCAGTTATAATATGTTCATAGTCTTGCATTAGCTTTAGGTTTTCGCTCACGCTGCCAGGGTTCTTAATAACACGCTTAATATTAAAGTGTTTACTAAGGTCGTTAATCAATCGTTTTTCTGAACTATCTGCAATGATTAGTTTACCAGGTTCATAACAATTCCTTATTTCCTCAATCAAATCATCAGTACCGTTATTGTTGCTATAAATCTTTTCATCCCAGTACATTTTCTTTCGTTTCTCATCAATTGCGATTTTCACCATAGCATCCGGGTCAGGATAAAAACCAAAATCCAAACCGTAACCACAAGGCAGTGATTCATCAAATTCGCCGTATGACCAATTTGGCAGTATTGTTCCTTCTAACTTACCAATCTCACCAAGTCCGTAAACAGTCCACCAGTTTACATTGTGTCGTTTCGATTCAATACGTGCCTTTATTTTCTCCGGTAAACATTCGTTATCAAGGTAAGTAGATTTAATAAATTCGTGCGGATTGTTTGGAATAACCTCATCATGTACCCAAAAGCGCTGTGTCGGATTGTAGTCTAAGAATATAACGTCTTCTGTTCTAACGCTAAGTTGTTCGAATATATCGTATTTCACAAAATTCGCTTCGTTTAAAAATAAAATGTCACGTGCCGGGCCATGTACTTTGTCTTTCTGGTCAGCACCAAAGAACTCTATAATTGTGCCGTGCTGGCCTATTCGATAGTAGTTGTCAGTTTTATTTTTTAGCTTATCAGGTATCAGTCCGCATGATTCTAGTATCGTGTCAAAGTCACGCATTGCGCCAAGCTTTAAATGTGGTAAAGCACGTGAAACAACAGATATAATCATTTTTTTATCTGCGTTCATTGCTATCTGTAAAAGTAGTTGTAGAATAGAATATGTTTTTCCGCTTCTAGTGCCTCCCTGATTGATTATCAGGTCTTTACCTTGTTCGTATGCTGCATAATTCTTTTCAAAAACAGTTGTAACCTCAACGCTTACTTCCATCTTTCTTTTTTACGAAGTTTATTTTTGTGGCTATTTCGCCAGAATGTTCGTTGTGTATCTTATCGCCGTACTTTTTAGGATTCATTTTGCCAAGCATCCATTTACGCGCGTCAACCATCAACCGGCTTCTGTTTATTGCATCGTGATTAGTTATCTCATGACTTTCACCTGTTATGATTATATCTGATTTGTTCCCGTCTGCAATGTTTATGATGTCTTCAAATATTATTTCGGCGCGTTGTTCGGTCGCGTACACGTATTGTTTACCTTTTTCTATGTCTTTTTGTATCCACTGATAAAATGTTTTAGGGTGAACATCATGTCTTTCACATGCTTTCCTAAGTGACATACCTTCTGAAATATCCTCACATATCGCGTTAACTTTATCTGTTTTATGTTTCTCAGTGTATGCCATACTGCAAAGTTACAAAAACTTTTCGAATAAAAAAACAGGGCTACAACACTTTATTTTGTTTTTGGCCTATTCAGTTAAAAACTCAATAATGCAATCATGTGCAAGTTTTTCAAATTCTTTTTGTAATTTGTAACGTTTCCATACCTCGATTAATCTCGTATCTGCAATTTTCTCGTGCAGTTCATGTATTTTGTTTCTTTGTTCCTGTGTCATATCAATAACAAATAGGCGTACCACAATAAGGTGCTGTTTTGATGTTTGGGTCTTTGCATATTGATATTGGTTGAAGCTTGAGAAAATTATAAATAACTCCACAATCAATATCCATTCTGGTCAAATAACCACAACTTACCATGTACTCCCCTTTTCCATCCTTCCCAGTCCACTTCACAACCTCATCCGAACATTTACATCCGTTTTCGTGCCAGTCTGTTAGGGCTTCAATGCAGTCAGCAGCAGGAGCATACATTTCACCCGATTCATTAATAAATAAAATAGTAACATTATCAATATATACGGTAAGACTTATGCAAGAATCCACCCTCATAACATATTCATCCCTTTCCTGTTTCAGTTGTTCCAAATCGTTTTGAAGCAGTTTAATCTTAGATTCGATTTGTTTGATTTTGATTTGTTTGTTCATTTCAATTGTGATTTTAAATTATTAATTATTTTATCAGCTATTCTTTTTCCAGTACATATCGGATGTTCATGTTCAGTTGCAAATGGATTCCATTCACGCATTGGCTTGCCACAGGTTTTGCAATTAGGTCCTTTCGATTTGATTATGTATTTGTTCATATTTTATTGTTTTCGTGAATTTTATTATGTTCTGCTAAATTTTTGTAGTAATCAAGCACACCAATCAATTCAAAATAGCTAACCCATCCTTCCGTTTTAATGCTTGATACACCTGCTTCTTCGTCAATTTCAATTGTTATTTTTTTCATATCAATTTTGTTTTTAAGTGTAAATCTTTTTGTAAATATTCTGTAAAACTTTTGTAAAACTTTTCAGTTCGATGTAAAACTTTTTTTTCGTTTACAAAATTTTTACACAAGTTTTACGTAAAGTTTTACACATAACTTTCTTATTTATAATTAATTATAAAATATATATATAATGTAAATAAATATATACAATAATATAGGGAATACCGATAATTGACTGCCAAAAAATATATGAGCAAAGTTGCCAAAAAAACGTTTACAAGTTTTACACTCGTTAATATGGTGCTTTTTCATCATCATCACTGGTTAATGTTTTTAACTCAATTTGCTTATTACTGTATTCGTCAATAGTCATTCCTATGTCCTCAACTGTGAATGTAAAATACATACCGCTGGTTTTAATTCCATACTTTTCATTAGATAAAGAATCATGTAGTGGGGTGGCTCGTTTCATTTCCGGTACTTTCCCAAACTCTTCTTTGCATATCTTACTAATATAATTAACCGAAGCCCTCGAATCATTATTATAGTAGTATTCTTTAAACTGCTTTGCTGTAAATTCGATTGTTGATATATCATTTTCAAAAAACATATCGGTTAAAAGAAGTACCATATCTTTATAAAGGCCTGGTTTCGATTCATCCTTTATCAGCTCTAAATGTTCTGTTTTGATTTCTTCAGGTGTAAATATCATACGTGATTTAGTTCGGTCTATCTCTGGCATCTGTGCAAGGTAGTGAAGAAATGCGGGTATTTCTTTTTTCAAATCATCCTCGATTAAATGGTTTGCGTTGCCAGGGTCTAAATCTGGTAATTTACGTATCCAGAACCTTATTTCTTCATCGTCTATTCGAACAAAGTTGTTTTCATTATTAGTATTTATTATCACCTTACCAAAAAAAGGTATTTTGTAATTATCAACATGTTTCTGGTTAACTGATATTTCTTTTTGCGTTGTAATGGCTTTTAGCTTCTCTGTGGACGTTTGTTTGTCAATCATAGTTTCCTCTATAGCAATTATGTTAGAACGTGCGTAAATGCCGTTAAATTGCCCTGTGAGGTCTTCTGGGTTTATTATGACCATATTAGACCCAAATATCTGCGATAACCAGTTTAAAAACGTACTTTTACCCGTTCCACGTTTCTTTGATGCCAACACCAATATAGGCAATATCTGTTTTGGCATAAGATATAGTACTTGCATGTAACGCAGCCCTAATTCGTATTGGTCGCCAAAGATGTGTTTCAATAACCTTTCAGTCCAAGTCCATTCCCCCTCATTTGGTTTATGTGTGAATGGGTTGTATAGGTTATAAAATATACCTTTTCTACCTTCTATCACATCGCAGTAATTAAGGTTATCAGGTTCAATTATGAAGTCATCATATTTTGGTACGTGGTTAATTAATGTTTTGCCATAGTCTTGTATGATTTCTGTTTTTGTCCATCGTTTCAGTTCTGGCCTTTCGATGTGGTAACGGTCTTTTTTCTCAATCTTTTTAAAGTAATCAACACCTACCCGGATAAACGGTATTTTCTTTTCCATGTAAGTGCGTTCTATGTACATCACAGCCGATGTGAAGTTGCCGTAAAATCTCAGTATGTTTAATATCTGAAATGGTGTGAGTTTTTCACCAATCGGTACTTTTAACAGTTCATGTTCTGAAAATGTAAAGTAACCGTTTTTGAATGTATAGTATTTTTCCACATAGCTCAATTTTCCGTGGCTACTTGCAATAATTTCTTTTGCTGTCTCAACGTGGTTTTCGTTGAAAAATGTAACCGGGTCAATATGTTGTTTAAATGCTGGTTTTAAAAATTTCTCTTTACTCATAAATTGGGTGTTTAGTTCCTTCATTTATTGCCCATCGTGCGGTTTTTTTGTATCCCGGCACGCCTTTTTGAAGGTAAGTATTACTTTCTATTAAATCAAACACTATATTTTCAGCTTCATAATAACCAATACGACCAGCCGAAACGTAACCACCTACAGCGATACATGCAGACCTCAATTGAGGGTGTCCGTTATCAACTATTTTATTAATTGATGTTTCGATTGCTTTTATCACACGTTCTTTTTTAATATCGTCCGTTATCGGCCTTGAATATTGTTTAGCGGGGTCGTCTTTAATGCCTTTCGGATTACGTCCCTTTATTGCCCACGTTTTCGCATCGCTTCTGAACAGTACCTCAGTGTCAATGCTCTGAAATAGCGGTAATACTGCGTTTTGTGGTGACGAATCGTATCCTTCATATTGTTGCATTTCATCTTGAAGCCCAAAATAATAACTCTTGAACTCATCAATATTGTTAGATACTGGTATTTTAACAATTCCCTTGACACCTTTTTTTGATGGTGAAAGATAGCAATAAATAAAAAAAGGATAAGTTTCGAACAGGTATTTTTTAAACTCTTTTGCATTATCAATATGGTCGAAATCAACAACCATTAAGCCTGTAAACTTAGTAACATTTACATATCTTCGCCACTCATTTACATGTACACACGGCGTAAAATAATAAAGATTGTTTTGTTTCAGTTCAGATTTTAGCTTATTGTTGCATCTAAGTTCAGCCTCAGCAATACGGTTAAAAACATCAATAAATTTTTGCTTTGGCCTGCTTTGAGCTGTAACGAATTGTTCAAAAGTGATAAAGCCAAGCGGTTTATTAGAGTTAATATGTGCCGGGTAGTATTGGAAACTGGTTTTATTCATAGTGCTGAGACCATAAAGCGTTAATTGATTCAACCTCTTCGCCAGTGAATTTATTAACATCATTCCCGTATAACCTTAATTTATAGTAAGTAATTCCGGTCGCTTTAGACACCTGGTTTTCACCAAGTAATAACAGTACATCATTAAGTTTTTTTTGCTGTGTCATTTTTATAGTTTGAAATATTTATTTTACAAATATACAATTTAATATTTTAAATTTAAAATTTATTTGTATCTTTGTTATGTCAATAATTAAAAAAAGTATATGAAAAAAATAAACTGTGTATTTGATGGGGCGTGCGAGCCTAAAAATCCAGGTGGTTATATTGGTTATGGTTCTGCTATGTTTGATGAGAATAAAAAACTTATCGTTCAAAATTCTGGATATAAGAAAGAAAACCCGTATAACACTAATAATGTAGCTGAATATATGGGTTTAGAATCAATATTTAGATACATTGATAAAAAAAATATTGTTGATTCAGAAATAAATATCTATGGTGATTCTCAGCTTGTTATTAATCAAATGAAAGGTGATTGGAATATTAATGATGGTGTTTATAAAACTTTAGCTACACAATGCAGGGTTATGTTAACAAGGTTAATAATAAATAATAATTTACACTTTAACTTTATATGGATACCAAGAGAGAAAAACACATACGCCGATAAGCTGAGTAAAAAATCACTTGAAGCACACGGGATAAAGTCAAATAATTAAAAGTAAAATTAAATGATAAAAGGAATACAACACAGAGTAAATGACAACCAATGTAAATGCAAGTCATTAGAACAAAGGTTGCTTATATTAATGCAAAACGAACTTAAAAGACAGGAAAAATGAAGATAAGTTTCGATTTCGATAGTACTCTGGCAGAAGAACGAATGCAGCGAGTTGCTAAAAAATTAATACAGGCAGGTCATGAAATTTGGATAACTACTAGCAGGATGGATAACCAACACGGGCGACCAGAACGGAACAGAGATATTCGTGCGGTGGCAAAAATATTGCAAATACCGAATGAACGCATACAGATGACTAATGGTGCTGATAAATGGCTTTATTTGAAGGGATTTGATATGCACTTCGATGATGACCAAATTGAAATAGAATTAATTGAGGAAAACTTACCAGAATGTGTGGGGGTATTAATTTTTGACCCGTAGTTATCTTAATTTAAACCAATTCTAAATTAACAAAACCTATTGACACGTGTTGATATAATGTTTATAATTGTAAAAATAAATTAATAGATATGAAAACAATGTTAATTTTAATAATCATAATACTTATGTTTGCTTCTTGCACCAACATGAGTGAGACAGTAGAAAATCCAAAGACATTTACTACTGTAGAATTGCAAGAATTACCTAAAGACACCTGTGTCATAAGTGTTAGCGGTAAAAACATCTACATATTCAATGAAGATGGTGAAATCGTAATGCATGGACAAGGTATTACTAGGAAAAATAAAGGTAATATTTATTTTATTAGCATCTCAGCTATTATTATATCATTTCTAATAGGTGGTATTGTAGCAGCAAATTCATATAATTAAAACAACCAATGAAACGAAAACCACTTACACCGATTAGATTAATCCGACTTATAACAGAGGCTATATGTTACGTGGGATTGTCACTTATTATTATGTTAATAACCTTTATGCTTTTGGTATGGATAGTATTATAAACAAATTAGAATCGAGGCTTAAAGAACTGCAAAAGCCTATTGAATCGAATAGTTCAGATGCTATTTATGAAAGGTACAGTCATATAGTTACAATAAAATATGTTATTAATCAATTAAAAACAAAATAAAGTGGAAAAGTATTATTTTAAATTAGACCATTATACATGCCTTGAACAGTGCAAAGTAAATGATTTGGCTAAT